GATCATAGGGAAAATTTTTTTTATTTATTTCTGGAATTTTTCTTTTTGACACCTTTTAACTTACCAGAATTTTCCATGGCATAAAAAACAGATTGACCTTTCTTTTTGCCATACTGTTTTACCATAGCTTTTTTAATCTTTTTACCTTTTTTATTTAGAGGCATGTAATACCTTACCTCTATTGAGTCCTTGTTTTATAGTATACCCTTGTGTGCCATTAGCACCTATATCAACCTCTTTTATAAGATTTTTAGAAAGGCTAAGTTGTTTAGCTTTTCTATTGGTTGTATTTATATACTGTAATAACTGTCTCGTAATTCTATTCATATCAATAACCAAATTTATTATCCGATACCTCAAACGTGTTCTGTAAAGAGGAACCAAATCTATCTGCAAATTTAGGATGTGATGGTCTACTCATACATCCATATCTTAATGCATCGTATGCGTGATCCTCTGCATTAGTATCTACATCTTCAGGGTTTTTATCATCTACAGGTAATGTTCCTAGAGTTCTAATAAGATTTCTACAATTAGATAATATCCTTATACCTGGTTCCTTATCAACTACCTTTAATCTTTTATGTATCTCTAGCTTACCATTAATTCTACTCTTAGGTGATCTATCAGATGGCCTCCAACGGCATCCATTCTGTATCATCGTTTCTGCGATGCTTGGGCCCACATCACCTCTCTTTGCCCATGTACTAGCGTCTAAGACCCCATAGTGGATGTATTCTCCGTTCTCTAGGTTTATGACCTGTCTTGCAAATTGATCCGCTGTGACCTTTTTAGTATATAGTTCTCTATAGATCCATATATTATTGTTATAGTCAATAGCAAACCAAAGAACACAAGCAGGAGAAGAATAACCCCAGTCAGCAGCACGAAACTTATACCAGCCTCTAGGTATCTC